GTTTACCCTAATATTTACATTATGATAACCGCCAATGATTAGTTTTAAAATTTCTATTTCTTGCGGCGAAACTGGGACCTCGATGGATTCCCATTCTGACTTGTTGAGTTTTCGTTGCTTCAAATCCATTTGTGATGCGATTACTATAATTTATGCATGTATCTTTAAGTTTATTTTAATTTCAATTTTTTTTAAAATTGAGTTGAAAGAATATAAATAAAATGGAAGTATTATGTATAATCGCAAGGATGTCTAACAACGCATATACGATTGTTTCTATTGAAGGAAATATTGGCTCAGGGAAGTCAACGCTATTGGCAAAGTTGCGCGAGACATATGCAGACGATGCAAATATTGTATTCTTGAAGGAACCAGTCGATGAATGGGAGAAAATTACAGACGAAAATGGTGTGACAATTTTAGAAAAGTTTTATGCGGATCAGGAGAAATATTCGTTTGCATTCCAAATGATGGCATATGTCTCCAGATTAAAGGTATTGCGAGACGCGCTTAAAAATATTGGTGAGTCGCAAAAGAGAACCATTTTGATAACAGAGAGAAGCTTATATACGGACAAGTTAGTATTTGCAAAGATGCTTTATGACAGCGGCAAAATTGAACATGTGAATTATCAGATATATTTGAACTGGTTTGATACGTTTTCTGGCGAATTTCCGGTTCACAAGGTAATTTATGTAAAGACCGCGCCTGAAAATTGCTATGCGCGAATTGGCAAGCGCTCAAGAGACGGCGAGGGAAATATTCCATTGGATTACTTGGAGAAGTGCTCGCAATATCACGATAACATGTTGGACTTGTCCGCAAAGGAATGTGTTTGCGGCAATCAAATAATATTGGACGGCAATATTGACATTTACGAGAACAAAGCACAATTAGACGACTGGGTTTATGATATAAGCACGTTTATTGGTGCCCAAAGTACATCTTCTTAGGCGTAATCTGTAAAATAATAAAACGAAACAAATGAATCAAAAACAAATGAATCAAAAACAAATGAATCAAAAACAAATGAAACCAAATAAAAACACAACCAACAAATGGTTATGTTTTTTATTCATGTAAAATGTTAGATTGATGCATTTTGCATATTATTATATAAAAACGACTGTGTAATACAGTACAATGAGAGCAAGCCCGCTACTTAACAGCATTAAATATTTGTCTTTACCTGCGTGCGCCGACTGTGTGTATTTCAGGCAGCGCAAACTTTTGGATAACTCTAATATAAAACGTTTGCAGCAAGAATGTACAAAATTTGGCGCCAAGGATCTTGTTTCAGGACTAATTAAATATGAACCTGCCAGGCATTGTAGAAACATGAAGGTATTATGTGGTATGAACGCAACTTATTTTATTAAAAGGAGTGACGCAGTTAAATAAGAGGGAATAATCATATACTAAATAATATAATAAATAGTACCCACTATATTTATTATATGTCGTCCGTACTAAAAGACCAACCGGTACTCCTGTGTCCGCATTGCAATGAATTTATAATAATTTCACAATTAAATTGTGGCATATTTCGTCACGGCGTCTTCAAAAACACCGGCAAACAAGTGCATCCCCACGCTTCAAAGGAGGAGTGTGATGACTACGCTAATCAGGGTGTAATATACGGCTGCGGTAAACCATTTCGCATCACGCTAAATAATAATACTTATGAGATAGAATGCTGTGATTACATTTAGAATTAGCGTGTATATATATCCAATACAACAGGGAAATGATCAGAATCATATGTGCCGCAATATTCTTTGTATTCATGATAAATAAAAGTATCGCCAATATTTTTCCTTATCGCATCCGTAACCAAAATGTGGTCTATCATTGAATAGTCGTTGTTAGACGATGTGCCGCAATTGTTGTCCGAATCCCACCAATCACTATATCTGTTACTTTGCGTAATTGTTTCTGCGATGTTATAAAGCTCGTATTTACCAGCGTGGTCACCCTTATACCCCTTCAAAATATCCAACACCATTGACGTGGGTTTATCGCTGTTTAAATCGGATACCTCTGCGTCAAAGTCATTAAAGTCGCCAAGCATAATTATTTCGTAGTCGTTCTGGATGTAATTCGCGATGACGGTTTGTAGAACTGATGCCTGTGCCTCCCGCTGCGCACATCTGGATGCCTCGGTCGGAATGGCTACAAGATGGGCCGCAATGAAGGCAATCTTCATTCCACTGAACTCAAATTCCGTAATATAATGTTTACTAACGCCAGATGAACTTGGTGGGCCTGTATAGCCGCACTTCGACCCAGGAATAGGATAATTATACCGGTCCTCTGTCCGGTATAGGCTTTTTAATGGATCTACCCGCGTCAACATCCCGACATTTTGCCCCGTGCTACTATCAGTGCCTTTTTTTAAGTACGGCATATAGGATGGACCGAGTTGAGCCTTTAACATGTTGAGCTCGTCACATCCCTCTATCTCGCAAAAATTAATAATATCCGGATTCAGCGCCTGGACTCTTTTCACAACAGTATTCATGTGAGTTTGGGCCTCTGTCTCATTCTTCCATGTGCAGCCATCGCCAGGACAATTCATTTCACTGTAGTAATCTATAAAAAGCCATTCCACATTATATTGAACAATACGTAGTTTGGTCTTATCACTGCGTCTATCCGACATTGTGGTAACAACAGGACACTCAGAGTCAGCAAATGCGACAGTTGAAAATAACGCAAGTAATAATAGCAGGGCGAACATTCTCTTTATATTAGTCTACATAAAATATATTTAATATCTTCTTCTATCTTCTTCTATCTTCTTGTATGTTGTATGTTGTTGGTTTTAAAATAAAAATGAGGCGAACTTGTATGCTATTCACTTATAATATATCGACCATGCTACCCCAAATTAAATGCGCTATTCAGGACGACTCCCCTAAACCATATTCCAAAATTGCGTTTAGAATGAACTTTGATGGATGTAGCAAGGGAAATCCAGGGTTATGTGGGGCGGGCGCGGTCATCTATCACGACAACGACGAGCTCTGGAGTGGGAGCTTCTTTGTGGGGGTAAATGCAACCAATAATCGCGCAGAATATGCAGGTCTCATATTAGGAATGCAACAAGCATTAGCAATGAATATTAAAGAACTTCATGTCCAAGGCGATAGTCAACTTGTTATCAATCAGATGACCGGAAAATACAAATGTAACTCATTGAGCCTAATTGAATTGTATGATGCCGCAAAGGCTTTAGAAAAGAGTTTTGTTAAAATACACTACGAGCACATATTAAGAAATTTTAATAAGCGAGCGGATGAGCTCTCTAATATTGCGGTCAAGGATTATAAACCAGATGGTGCCGCCTAATACTCTAATAACTGCATATTTAATGTTTGACGGGGCTTGTACTTTAAAATGTCCAGCTCCTTTTTTGTTGTCGGGAACTCAGCCGCACCATATATATCTTGTAACATGAGCCATTCAAATAGTCCGCCAGTGTAAATATATACATTATAGAACCCCAGCGAAACGAGCTGCTTATATTTGTCATATACTGTTTCGTCGTTACAATTCCGACCATAAACGATTATTTTTACACCCTTATGATTTGTTCTGATGAACGAATTAATGAGTTCGGCCTCTTTATGAATATTAACTGTATTTGGAATCAGACACCCCTGCTCAGACTCGGTTAATGTGTTGATTAGTCTATTTGCTTCTGCATTTTTGATTACATATTGAATATCTTCATAATTAATTTTTTGAATTGATTGAGAATTTCCCATACTATATCAGTTACTTAATTTTTAAATATATACCTCACGTATATTTAAAAATAATTATACCAAATGTCATGCCTGTCTAAACAATAGTTTATCAATCGTAGTTTTCACGCAAAATATCCGATGCAACACGATCCCTGCTGCAAACAATATCAATAAAATGCTGGAAAAGCGATAGCCTGGCACAAGTAGATGAATAATATACGCCGCAATTATGGTTAGTAAAACGTCTACAATGGCGATATTGAATACTCGAATGGAATGTGCGCCCTCTCCGACCTTGCCAAGCATGTTCTTGTATTCACACAACATATATTACACATATAATGTTTTTTCAAAATTATATATGTTTTGCATCAACTTTCTATATCAACATCAAGTTCGCCCCCTTAATGAAACTGAACAACGATCTCAACCTCCTCCTTCTTAATGCTTTTTGTAGCAGAAATGGACAACTCTTCTCTCTTCTTGCGGGTTTTTGCGTTTTCGGTGATACTGTCCTTTCTTTTTGACGTGCTGTTACGGCTATTCATGTCTTTCTCAATCGTATCATAATTCTCTTCAATGTACTCTATGACCTTATTCTCAATGGCCCACTTGAAGAAATTCAGCTGCCCAATGGTAGTTTCAATACACGTACCATTTTTGTAGGGGACGCTTATTCTATCCCAACGACAAAAGGGATCAAATCTCTTCTTAGAATACGCCTTCAACTTGAGTTTGTAATCAAAGTAAACCTTGAATCGGATCATGTGACCATTTGAGTCTTCGGTCGTATACAATGTGTAATATTTCTTGGCATAATTGGTAGCGAACCAATCCACAATCCGCAAGGAGATTTTTGACTCGCCGGTAATAATCTTTAGCATTCTACTAAGGCGATTATCCGTTTTGTAGAACTCCAACAGGTTATTTAGTAATAATTCATTTTGCGTAGTATAATTTGCAACCGCACTCATTATGTAAAATGTTTGATTTTTATTTAAGTCGTTTGCTTAAAATACTATTTATTTCGCAAAAATAAAAACTAATACTATTATATAAAATGCAGGACCTTATGGCTATGTTTTTCGGACCTTTGAGCAAGCAATCGTGTGTTTACTTTCTCATCTTGTCTATGCTCTTCTTCGTAATCTTGGTATTTACATTGCTCGCAGATTTGTACTTTATTGTTAAGAACTACAAGATCATGAACTACAAGTTTGTTCAGGGCGGCACCTTAATCGCATTTAACTTATTTATCGCATATTTTGTTAACCGATTGATGTACACCATGTGCTCTAAATCCCTCATCTAATGCGGCGCATCTAATGACGATCTAAGAGTGTTTTGCGGTTGCCCGATTCTCTCCCTGTGTCGTGTTAACTGGTTTTAAAAATTGGTCTCGTATTGAAATATCGTTGACGTAACTGCTCTCGCCCAAAAATGGATTGAACCCAATTTGCTGAACCATGTCCCTTCCAGCAATTTTGGTATCTAATTCTTCCCGTTTGTTTGAGACCTTAAATCCGGACCCAGCTGCGGCATGTGTTTGGTTTAATATGTCCCACGTATTTTCATCATGATTTAGCGCGGACGTATATGCAGCGGAGTCCATATCTTTGCTAAAC